TTAGTTACAATATTTTCATCAGCCATTTATCTATATACTACTCCCTTGAATAACCTAAACCAGCTCCGATTCCAAATCCTGCATCTGATGCTAATGGACCTTGTAATGAAAGTATATCATCACCTGATGCATTAATACCTAATGCTTTTCTTCGAATATCTTCAAAGGTTTTTCCTTGCGGAACTTCTTCTTCATCTTCATCTATATTAAGTTCTATTCCTTTAAGTCCTGCAGCAAATTTTCTGTCTTCCGACTTTTGCTTCTTAAAAGATTTCAATGTTTGAATAAGCTCTGGCATTGAAAGATTTTCTTCTAGTTCTTCGTAGTTCCTCCAGTTTCCTAAAAGAAATACTTCACCCTCTAAAGCGGCAAGATCTAGTTCTGACCAGCCAGAACCGCTGCCGCTAGTAGGTTTGGGTCATCCATCTTAATCCCACCGCATACCTCAAGGATGCGATTAATTGTGGGTACGTCAAGTGCATCTTCAAGTGCATCTCTATCTGCTACCAAATCTGGTAGTTGCTTTTTCAGTGCTACTGCTACTGCATCAATTAAAACATTTAGTGTTTCTGTTTCTGATGTTGAATCTGCTGCACCTTGTAGTGCCTTCATAAACTCTCTAAGCTCTTTAATGCTTAGGGGCTTTAGCTTAGCTGTTGAGCCATCTTGTAGTGTAATTTCTTCTACACTATATACTGTAGTTGCCAATTTAATCCTCCTAGGATCGTCTTAATTATTATAACATATTGCAGTTAACAGTACAACAATAAAGCCCCCATTTCTGGGGGCTTTATTTACTTAAATTTAATTAAGCTACTGTCCAAGTACGGTCAATAATCTTTCCGTATTCTGAACCAGTGTAACCTGCGTCTGGTAGCAGACGGAATGTTACTGGGAATGATGTTGGAGTATTACGTGCAAGCGAGAATTGTGTCTGTTGTACAGACAATACACGACGTGCATAGTAAATACGCTCTGTTGTAGCTGAAGTCTCAGTTGGAGCTTGTCCAATTGCGATTAGCTGACGTTCTGTTGGAGCAACTCCAAGAGCACCTGCTTCCAATCCAAGTGTCTTACCTGAATTTGTAAGAGTTGATTGTCCTTGTCCGAAAACAACTAGAACGTTCTCTAGTGTTCCTTCTGCCATTTCTGTTGCGATCATAACTTCCATCGCAGACTTGAAAAGCTTTGCTGTATCAAGCAACTGGTCAACAGTTACTGAATCGTAAGTTGGGTTATAAGTGATCTGAAGACCATTGTTTGTATAACCTACGTTACGGTAAGCATTATCTGCTGTAGTTTGTGCTGCATCAAGAGTTGTACGGTATGAAGCAGATGATGAATATGCTGGTACTCCGTCTTTCTTTCCAGCTGTTGCAACCTTTGCAACACCTGGCTCTTGGTTTTCAACATAACCTGTTACTGATGAATCTGAATTCGAGATGTAAAGCGGTGAAGCTCCCACAAGAATATTTTTGGCTGAGTTAAATGCCATTGTGTCTTACCTCCTGTTTTAAAAATATATATATATTGTTAAACTTTTTTGAAATCGTGGCTGGCTAGGCCCTTTCCTCTATATCCAATTTTAGTGTATAATGCCCCAAAAGGCAAACTATAGGAATCTGCCGTCTGTGCCTACGTGCCTTGCATACTTTACTTCAAGTATTACATCTGCTGATAAAAAGCCTGCTAGCTCCTCTGAAGGGGCCGTAGGGGATATGTCTGCTACAAATATGCTGTAAAATTTAAACTTTTGAGATATTCCGCTATACCGATTAGCATCCCTTGCAGACTCATCCATTCTTCTATATAGATCTGTCATTAGGTTTCTAATTTGGTTGATCTCAGATATATCTGTTGAATATATGGTAAATAGGATTTGTTCACAGCATATGACCCAGTTATCCTCGTAAGACATGCCTATCTTATCGTATACTATATGCTTTTTTCCGCTCAAAAACTGATTCATTTCTGGTTGCTGTTGAACTGGAATAATTGGAATAAGCTCTTCGCCCAGATTATCGCTATAGTAATCTGATGCCTCAAATAGGTCATTAGACTTAAGCTGACTCCATAAATGCTTACGAAGATCTAGCATTACATCATAATTATAATCCGTTGTCATTTGAGCCTCCAAAAGCTAGTGCAAGGGCTGTCTCAGCCTGCATGTTGACTGTATTTGGTGAAAAAGAATATTTAACCTTTTTAATATCTGCTGGCAATTTTATTGCCTTGCTTACAGATGAATTAAATATTTGCTGAAACTTTGAATTTTTGATTGATAGGTTTACAAGATTACCAGTAAAGAATCTAGCGTACTCTATCTTATATCTTCCAGTAGCTTTTCCGCCGCCTGGTCTTTTAACTACAACTGGCATACCTTTAGGCATTCTAATAACAACGCCATCCATTTCAAAAACAAGTCTTTCTGCATTTTTAGGTCTAATCGTTACTGGATTTCCAGCCTCCATCACGGAAGCTTTGTTTGTAAATACATGTCTTGCTTTACCAAAGTTTGTTGGAACCATTGATTTAGATGGCTTGAATTCAGAAACAATTTTAAAAGAAAGTCCCTCTGTTCCAGCTATCTTTAAATCAAATAGTCTTGCTGATGGGGTTCCAACCTTTTTCCATTCGTAGACATGATGCAAACTTTTAGGGTTTGTTCTAGCTTGAGAGTCTACATAGTTTCCAAAATCTTTTTTAATCTGTGAAAACAAAATGCTTTGAAATTTTGACTGAAATTGTTTATTAGTTATTATCTTTGAAACAACAGATGCTTGATAATATATAGCTGCAGATATTTGAGCTACTGTGCTATCTTGTAAAATTGTGCCCTTAGTTCCACCCATGGTTTTCTGTAAACCACTGGCTGCTTTTACTAATACGGCACTAGTATCCAATTGTTTGATTTTCCGATCTTTTCACAGTAGTATTGTAGCCAACAACAGTTCCGAAAGGATCTGTCATTGGTGTTGATCCCATAACCTCAAAAACTGTTGGGGTGTCTGTTGGAAAGTTTGCCTCTACCCAGATGCTTGTGCCATCTGAGCCAAGTATGTTTGTAATCTTTTCACGAAGGCTTACTTTTTCTGTTGTTCTAATTTGAAGAATCTGATCATTTGTATATCTATTACTTAAGACCTGCTTATCACCAGTTCTTGTTGAAGCAGAGTTTGATATGACGCCTTTTGCATGACATGCCATACTTCTGTCATATTGCCACTCTCTTTTAAGAGCACCAGTATTTGAGTCTTGGTAGTCTACTTGCTTGTAAACATCCATCTTCATGCTTAATACTGAATCTATAATATTAAACATTAGATAACTACCATCTGATTGATTACATAAGGCAATAGAATTTGGTCAACATAAACGTTTCCAGTGCCCCTGTATGTCTCAGAATTATATTCAAACTTCCAGTCAAATGTTGATATGCTCTTCATATACTTGTCTCTCCAGACCTTATCCTTTGAGAAATAATCTTTCATAAGCTCAATTGCTGCAAGCTCAACTTCATCTGGAACTTGATCCCAACCGTATCTACCTGCAACACGATATACGCTATCTTTTGCAAATGCTCCGTTACCCATGTCATTTATAGATGGAGGAATCATACCATTTGCCACATAGACTGTGTTGTCAATCATATCTACACGATTAATTCTTAGCCCAAAACCGCTTTCAGAAATAATAGTGCTGTAGTTCCAGTTATTTACATTGTTAATAGTGTCAACTAGCAACACGTCATTTTGATAAAGCTCATGTAAATCTGCAAGCTTAAATGGCAAAGGCAATACATCTGCTCCTGCACCGTATACGGTATGGACATCGTCGTAGAGACTAAATGTTTGTCCAGTATAATTTTCAATTATCTTTCTTGCATATCTTTCAGCTTCTGCAATTTCAAAATAAGACTTGTAGTTTGGGTCAGAAGGATCCGACCCCAACTTTAAGACATCTCCTGCTTGAGTAATATCAACATAAGGAGTTACAACAAAAAGCTTATGCTCTTTTGTAATAGTAGTTCCATCTACGCTATATTGCCAAACAAGCTTTAACTGTTTATTTCTATCTGTTAGTGAGTGTGGTGGATACACCTCATAAACACCAATATCTGTTTCCATTTTTGTTGGAGTTAATGTTGTAAGAAGTGTTCCTGGATTTATAGCAGGAGTTATTGCTGGGTCTTCCGTTATGTCATAAACTCTAACAACAGGAAGACTATCAGCATCTCTTGGAGAGCCCTTCCAATAAACCTTGTGCTTTACTGGTGAGTTTGTACCTACTAATATCTCCATTTAATAAAGGTTAAGCGTAGTAATCCTGAACTTCTTTAGGGGTTGCTATGCGGAAACCTTCCTCCTTGTCAAAAATTTTCTGAGCATCTTCTTCTGTCATTGCAACAAAAGGGTGCTCCTTTGTAAAAGTGTATCCAACTATATCGTATCTATAATTTTCTCTAGTCATTCTAACTAGAACTGTGTCCTCTGGCTTATCTGACTTTGGATCAAATCTAGGAAGGATTTCTTCTGTTTCAGCAAACTCTTCAGCCGCCTCTTCAACATCTTTAATTGTCTTTTGATATACAGACCATGTTACGCCCTCTTCGGCAAGTGCGGCAATAACGTCTGCCTTGTTCTTAATTCCATCAGTATCAACTGCAAAGTCCTCTGCAATTTTTCTGAGTTCTGCAACTTTTAATGTCTCAAATGACATATATTCTCCTTTGTTAGGTTCTTCAATTATAGCATTGTTAAATTAAAATGAAAAGCCCCCAAAATTAATTGGGGGCCTTTCTTGGGTTAATTCTAATTAAGAAGCAACCTTAACGTTCTTTACGACTACCCAAGCATCAGCTTGTTCGATCTGGACGCCAACACGTGTGTACATTGTGTACTCGATTGAGTCCTTACGTGGCCAGAAGAAACGGTAAACAGTTACATCACGCTTGATACCAATAACTACGTTATTTGGGAATGTCAAGTGGATATCTCCGTGTGAACCAGTTTGTCCTGAGTAATCTCCAGCTTGTGTCTCTGGAAGAAGTGGA